TCATGAGTTCAGCAGGCACGCGCCACCATCTACCACCGTGTGATTGAACGTATCCGCCCAGTAGATGTTATCTACGCCTACACGCAGCCTGCCGTCCGTGGAAACTTTAGCTGCACGCACCAAGCGCGGCTCACCATTCGCGCCGTCATGCGATTCCCCCGCAATCACGGAATAGCCAGCCTCTGGCATTGCCATCGGCAAATTGATTTTTAGCCGCTTGTTTGCGTCCACCGATGCAAGATCAGCAGAATCACCTGATTTTAGAATGATACTCATGATTTAGACCCCCATTATGTTGATGTTAAAACGTCCCCAGCTTCCCTCTCGCGCACGGGCGATTACGTCGAAGCCAACGCCTTCATTCAGATTTGCCGCCACTGCGCTAATGCCTTCGAGTGCCGCATCCTCTGCATCGTGATCGGGCGTTGCCACCCCTGCGGCCGTGCAAACAATCACCGAGCTACCCGTTACCCATGCAGCGGCAACCGTAATGCTTGCCAGATCAGCTTCCCCGCCGCTGGCATGGCCGAAATCCACCGTGGCTTGTGCAGTGTGCGGAGTGCTACCACCGCCGCCCGTGCCAGGTGGTCCTTGTGTTCCCACCGTAACCACCTCGATTTTCTTTTCTTCCACCTCAACCAGCTGGATCACTTCATTGATGGTGATGATGTCGGTCATCGCGTTACCTCGGGGCTAATAATGACAATTCCTTCCAGCAGGCGCGTCACGGTGACGGTATCGCCTGCGACAATCTCCAAATCATAAACCCCACCCGTCGCGGTGATGGCGGACGTGGCAGCGGCGGTTGCCAGAATGTTAATCGTGCCAGCTGCGCCACCCAGGGTGATGCCGCCGTTTTCAGTGGTCAGGGTGAGAAATGGTGTGGAAGATTCGACCGTTTCACGCATGTGCATCCGTGCGGTGAAACTGGCCAGATCAATCGGCGTGTCGCTTTCATCTTTCCAAGTAATTTGCTCGGAAAACGTCGCACCGCGATAAACATAGAGATTATGTTTTGCTGGATGTGTGGTCATAAATGAATCCTTTATGCGCTCAAGTTTGCGTACCATTTGGTGGCGGTGGCCGCCCAAAACATCGCGTTTTTGCCAGCGGCCAGCGAGAATGCGGCGTTGGCTGCTAGGGCGTTTATGCTATGGCCACTTGCTGGGTACACCGCTAGGGCGTTCGCCCCAGCGTTCGCTACACAAATGAACTCGCCTTGCTCGGGTGAAGGCAGGATGCCGCCCGTGCCAGTCGCCACGGTGGTGAACTCGTTCGTTTGCTTGGTGATCGCCGTTGCCGTGCCTTGTGTCGTGCCTGCACCGCTTAACCCTGCGGCGTTGGATTTCAGAGCCACACGGCCATTTGCTGCCAGCATTTTCAGGGCATCAAAGAAGGTCGAACCATCCGCCGACACTTTGAGGGTAAAATTATCATCGCCCAGCAAGCCGAACTCGGCGCGGCCAGAAAATCCTGTTTGAAAAAGGAAACTGGCTTTATTGCCTATGGCATTCTTGTTAATCTTCACCTGCATGTCTGTGCCGATGTGATTAAAAAGGATTGCGCTACTGGCTACCGCGAACTTGTTGGTGCTATCCGCCGAGGTATTCACGCCCAGCATGGTGAGATTCTGAAACGATGTGGTGTTTACCGTCAGCACCCATGCTGCGCCATCATAGGTGTAGAGCGTGTTTACATCATTCGCCCATACCGTTAGCCCCTCCCAAGGAGCAATGAAGTTCCATGCAGTGGTGTAAAACGCGAGAGCTTTGGCTTGCCCAGTCCATGCGCCTGTGGGTGTGCTGCCTACGATGTAGCTATCCCCCGCGACGGGCGAGCCTGGTGGCGTATTCACCCCCACGCTCACCATTGCCGCCTGCAACAGAGCGTCGATCAGATCGAGTGATGCATTATGCGTCACTTCCTTCTGCGACTGTGATTGCAGAATATAGGGCAGCTTCACCCGATTAGTGGTGTTTGGCATAAAAAACCTCCGATATTTTTGATAAATATTGATATTTTTTCTTTGCGGCCTATGCTTGTTCAGTTAGCATTTACAATGTTCTACGCACAAAGCGGCTTCAGCATTCAACGCACGAAGCACCTTGAATTAAACAAAAGAATGGCAGCCATGACGCAAAGAGATATTACAAAAGCCCTGAGCAAAGTTCCCCAAGTTACCTTGGCATTTTGGATCATTAAAATATTCGCGACCACACTCGGTGAAACGGGTGGCGATACGGTTTCAATGACCATGAATCTTGGTTATTTAGTTGGTACTGCAATATTTCTAACTGCACTCGTGGGGCTCGTTTTTCTTCAGATAAGAGCGAAAGCGTTCCATCCTTTTCTTTATTGGGCAACCATCGTTGCATCCACTACCGCTGGCACGACGATGGCAGATTATGCAACGCGCTCGATGGGTATTGGTTATCCTGGCGGATCAATCCTTTTGTTCTTATGCGTTATGGCATCATTAGCGATCTGGTATCGTTCGCAAGGAACGGTTTCTGTTCAAACTATCAACACGCCAAAAGTAGAGGCATTCTACTGGGCAACGATTACTTTCTCACAAACACTGGGTACTGCTCTAGGCGACTGGATTGCCGATGCAGGTCCAGGCTACGATGGCGGCGCACTTCTCTTCGGGACATTATTGGCAATCGTTGCCGTCGCTTATTATCACACACGCATTTCACATGTTTTGCTTTTCTGGGCAGCCTTCATTCTAACGCGTCCGCTTGGTGCAACAGTCGGCGATTTCCTCGATAAACCTCTGGATAAAGGTGGCTTAGATATAAGTCGTCCTTTGGCTTCGGCTATTCTTGCTGCCATCGTTATCGTAGGTATTATGCTTTCCTCGAAAAAAGCAGGGAAACATTGAGAAGATGAGCAGTATTAGCCAAACAAATCATTGGGTATTTTTTGCACTGGCTTCAGCTTTTTTTGCAGCATTAACCGCTATTTTTGGCAAACTTGGTGTAACCGATATTAATTCCAATCTTGCCACTCTAATTCGCACGGTTGTGATTCTGGTCATGGTCTTTGGCATTGTAGCATTTCGTAATGAATGGCAGCCGCTCAATAAAATGTCTCCTTTCGGCATATCTATGCTGATACTTTCGGCAATTGCGACTGGGCTATCTTGGCTATGTTATTATCGCGCACTTCAGCTCGGCACAGCATCGCGTGTAGCACCGCTTGATAAGTTGAGTATCGTTTTCGTGATCGTGCTTTCGGTGGTGTTTTTAGGCGAATCCTTGACATGGAAAGTAATGTTGGGAAGTTTGTTAGTCATTTCAGGTGCAGTATTACTGGCGATATGATGATAAATCCTTCCTTCTATATAATAGCGATTCCCGCGTATCCACGCCCGACGGCGGCGGAAAGCTGGTACACATTCACCAGCACGCTGCTTTGTGCCGAACCGAAATCCGTCACTTGCTGCGCGGCAGTGTAGATGGTTGAAGGCGTTGTCAGGCCGATGATGGTGCGTTTCAGCGTCACCCCCTGCATGATTTCCACCTCATAGCGTTCGGCCTCCTCGGAAAGCGGAATATCCACCGCGTCCCGCCAATCCCCACCGATGCGCGTGCGCCGCTTCCAGGTGATGGTGAGATCACCACCCACGTTTCTGCTGCCCTCGATATGCACGGGGGAATAAGGTTTCAGAGCCTTTGCCGCATAGGTGAAATCCTGCGCGGTGGTTGCCCCGAGTGTGGAGCCAACGGTCACTGGCTTGAACTTCTTACTGATACCCCAGCCAGAGGATGCCATCAGTTCCCGCGCAAGGGCGTTTGTCAGCATGATGAAGCGTTCACCCGCTATGTGACTACCTACAGCCCATTCCGTACCCAGCCGCCCCCGCAGCAAGCCAGACAAACGATATTTATTCGTATCGAGCAGTGTTGCGGTTTGGAACTGAATGACTTCATCGCCGATGACGCACACATTCGCGCCATTCAGCACAGCTATATCGGTCACGCTCTGCAGCTGGCCGAAGGTGAGTAACACATCAATGGTTGTGCTGTTATCCCAAGTGTACACCGTCCCCGCAGGGATGATATTCAGCACCGCGCCGATGGTTGCCTGCGCCGTGAGTGTTTGCATCAGGGCATAGTTGGAGCCGCCATCATCGGAGCGATACACCGCCGAACCCGCCCAGCCATCGCCCAAGCCCACCACGCCATAGCGCAAATACGCATCCGTCACCGCATCGGTGGGGAATGCAGGCAAGTCGAGCAGTTCCAGCCGCGTGGCGGAAATACTCGTCGGCGGCTGAATGTTGGGCGTGCCAGTGCCTGCGGGATTATAGAAATCATAGGATGACACATCTTCGGCCACCGCTGTGAGCTCCTGCATCCCGTTTCGCACCAGCTTGGTGGAGTTAATCCGCATCACATACGACGCACCATCCTTCGTGATGGTAATCACATCGGTCGGCTCAAGTAGCGCATATTTCGGCGGCACGGTGAACTGGTACTGCACGCACCCCACCCACACATTGTAGAGCGTCACATCCGCCACCACCTTGGCTTCCTGATCCGAAAGCACAATCGGCAGATTCACCGTGGCATAATCCACCGCTTTGACGGTTTGCCGCTGCGAGGATTGCGTGCCAGCCTGATAATCCGCCGTGCGGTTGAGATAAATCACATCCACCTGGCGCGGCAATTCCAGTTCCTGCGTGCGGGTGATGGTGAAGGTATCAATCGCATCATCACGCGGCACCAGCTCCGAGAAATCCAGCGTGGTGTTGGAAACCTTGCCGCGCTTGATAAACTTCAGCAGCCCGTCCGATTCCACCATGTCGAAGAAATACGCCGAAGCTAATTGCTCCAAACAGGCACGCACCGTTTGCCTGTTACTCACGATAAAGCCCGACACAATATCTGTCAGGCGGCTGGTGTCATACATGGTGTTGTCGTAACCCACTTTTTTGAGCAGGTCGGCGACGATCTGGCCGAGGCTCGAAAGCCCCAGCTTGCCTTGCACCCAATGGCCTGTTTTCCAGTTGCTGCCATCCGCCCATACCGAGCCGAGGTCAGGGAAAAACGGGAACGGCCTTGCATCCCATGTCCACACGAACTTGCGCGGCACAAAGTTGGCTTCCAGCGCATTTTGGGCGTTGAGATAGTCAATCGAGGCATCGAGCGCGGTGCGTTGTGCGAGAAAGTCCACCCGAGAGCGCGAACCCCGAGGATAGAAACTTTCTGACGAGTCAGGGTCAATGAATACGTTAGGCTGGTTGGCACACCCATCCACAGAGGGAAAGCCAATTTCCGAAAACCACACGGGTTTCATCTTGGCTGTCCACGCCGTTGTCGAGGCATTGGGGTTGGTATGCGTGCTATTCCACCAGTTCTTTACGTTCTTCCAAGCAAAAGTTGCGCCTGAATAGAAAGTTTTGGTGGTGCGTGTGCCGTCCCAGTAATAATCCCAGCCCTCATCTTTCGTCCAGCCATCATAGACCTTTTGGTAGTCGATCTGCGTTTGCGGCAAATCAGGCGTGAGCGGGAAATAGCAATCAATCGCCACCACGTCGATATTAGAATCTGACCAGAGCGGATCGAGGTGATACCAGCCGTTTACCGAATGATATTCGCTCCAATCGCCGCCATACATCACCTTTACGCCTGCACCCACGGCAGATTTCACCGAAGCAGCGAGGCTTTTTAACTGAGTAACCGCAGGGAAAACACCTGCGCTGCTCATATAGGTGGTTAAGCCCACCAGTTCCGAGCCGATCATGAAAGCGTCGATATTGTTCTTCAGCAGCACGCCGCCCACATTCAGGCTGGCATACCAGTTAATAAAGGCATTATAGCCATTGGTGCGGGTAAAAAAGTTTGCCGCATCCGTAGCATTGGTGGGCGTAATTCTACCGCGCCACGGCTTTGGTTGTGGCGTGATGGTGTCCACTTGCACCATCGGGTAGAACAGCACCTTATAGCCACGGCTTTTCAGTTCCTGACACAGCCGCACGATGCTTTTGTCCGTTGGCGTGCCGCCATAAGTGGGCGAACCATCGGGAAAAGTTAAAATCACATGTGCATTATTGCGAGTAAACCCTGCCACCGCCCAGTCATCAGGTGCAACCCGTGCGCCTTGGCTGTTAAACTCCGCCGCTGGCTTGATAATGCTCACCGCAGGGTCAACGGAATCCGAAAACCAGTTCACCACCACCGACACCCATTCCACATTGGGCAGGTTGGCTTTGAGGTTATCCAGTGCCACCAACACATCGGCTTTATTATTGAGGTTGTTCAGGTTCATTTTGGTGACTTTGCCACCTTGCACGAAATTGCCTGATACATCCTGCTGGCCGCTGGTTTTCTCCTGCACAACCGTGTCATAGACAAACTCGCCAGCACCAGGAATAATGGTGATGTCCTTGATTTTATCCTCAAGGTCGAAGGGCTTTTTCAGCGTGCGGCGCACCTCGAAGGTAAAGTTCGGAATGCGGTTGCCGAAATCCCCCAGCGGGAAATCCTTAATCACCACATAGGCCGTGCCGCGATAGGCTGGCGTTTGCCCTGCGGGATAGAAGGATGACATAAACGTGTCAGGCAGCTGCGTTTCGTCACCGAGATAGAGCGAATAGCTGCCAGCCGTCAGGTCAAGCTGCTTTGCATCCGCCCATACGCGCACCACTTCGCTGATTGCGCCTTCACAAATCGCAACTGCAAGGCTGGCCGTATAGGTGTAAGTTGTGGTGGTGGTTTCCACGCTTCCGCCACCGCCGCCACCTTTACCACCGCCCGAGGATTGCGTTGTGGTGGTCACATGCTCCTGAATCGGGCGCGACCAGATCACGTTTCCCGCAATACGGGCGTTGCCATAAACCACGGGTATCGACTTGCCATAGGTGGAAGCCTGCACCATCAAATCGGTCAGGCGCGAGCCTTCCTGATTGATGCGTGCCTTGCTGCCGAAAATGGAACGGTCAATAAAGCCGCCCAAATATCCGCCCACACCACCCGCCAACGCTGCGGCAAATGCACCCGCGCCGATAGATGATGCCGCAGAACTGGCGGCGGCTGCTAGAACGATGGCTGCCATCTGAATACCTTCACAAGTCGTTGTTTCCAGTCATCATCGAGGCGGTGTTCCACCACCCGACGGGCTGGCGCGTAGGAATGAACCATCCCCAGCGTGTTTTCATAATCGGTGAGAAATGCCATGTGCTGCGGGTTCTCGCGCACCTTAAACAAAGCCAGATCACCTGCCTGCGCTTCGGCTATCGGCACTTCATCCAGCAAAGCGGTGAGCTTTTCGGTGAGATACGCGCCGTCTGGCTCTTTGGAATAGGTCACCTCGTCATAACCCGCGAGTGGCTGGCCGTGCTTATCCTTCAAGCCCAGCTCATCCACCACGCCGACAATCAGACCGAGGCAATCACAACCTTTGCCTTTAAGCCGCGCCTGGTGGTGAAACGGTGTGCCGATCCATGTTCGGGCTTGGGTAACAATGGTTTGTGCTTGGGTCATACGCGCTGCAAATCGTTGGCCGTGGCTGCGGTGGCGAGCATCTTGTCCATGCCTGGGACGTAAGGCTCGCCGCGAAAGTTCACGGCATTGTTGAACTTGGCGATGCAGGTGCTGATCGTTTTGTCGCAGCCTGCAATCGCGTTGAAGGTGTCGCCCACCGCCACATTGTTGGGCATGGGCAACACAAGGGTGAATTGCTTGTTCGAGAACTCTTTGATTTCCATGCGCCGCCCAGCATTCGCGCCCGTCAGCCACACCACTTCGCCGCCTGAAAAATACCCAGCCGCCTGCGTCATCGAATTGCTGATAAACACCTGCCTGCTACTGACAGTATTGACACTCCCGCCCACCGTGTAGCTGGCAAGGTTGGCCTTGCAGCGTCCATCACCGAAGATGGCGCGGCATGTGGGGCTATAGAGTTCCACGATGTTCTGGCTGAGTTTCTGCGCCAGCCCACGCACCTCGGCGACAAATTGCCCGTTCTTGAGTGTCACTTCCCCAAGCCAGCCGCGCCGATGCGTGATGATGCCTTGCGTTAGGTCGGTGACGTTCACCATGAAGATTTCAATTTCAGCGAAGTCATATTTCCCCGCCATGATGTCGGCTTCGGTAATCGCTGCCGCGTCAAGGATTCCCGCCACATCGAGGTTATCGACGCTGAACTTGTCTTTTGTTTCCACGCTCGTGGGTGAAAAGCCTGTCGCGGCCTTGTAAAGCTGGCTGCTCACGGTCAGGTCGGAGGTGTGATCCGTGAAGCCCATCACAGTGCCACCCACCAGCGTGAGTTTCCAGCACACGGCAAGGCTGGTGACTTCCCCCGCCAGATGCGCGGCCATATTGCTTGAAGCGGTTCTCATAAGCGTATCTCCACAATCGGGATGGAATCCCACACAAAAAAGCCTGGTCCATCGGCACGCACGGCCAGCGTGTCGGTGTCGAAGCGCACAGGCACATCAAAGTCGAAATCACTGCTCACAATCACACCCGCACCAGGCGCGGCGGAAAACGTCACCACGCCCGTGGTGTGATCCACCGAGTAGCCCGAGCCTTGCAGCACGCTGTTGAGGTAGATTTTCACTGTGCCTGACACGGGCTTCTTAATTTCCCGCACATAGCTGTTGCTGCCGCTGGTATAGGTTTTGTTCAGCTGAAAGGTAGTCAGCGAACCGTTGCCCGTGCCAAGCGTTTGCCCCACCGCCTGATAATCGCTCCAATCTTTGAAGCGGAAACCATAGGCTTTGCCGAAACGGGCGCGGAAGAAGGCTTGCAGCGCATCCATGTCGGCTTTGCTTTTCAAGCCCGTCGAGACATCCCAGCGGCCACGCGCCTTTTGCCAGTTCACATTGCGCTGCTCGAACCCTGAAAAGGTGGTGGTGATACTGGTGTTGAACTCCGCCCCACCGCTTGCGCCATAAGCGATTTTCGGCGGGAACTGCACTTCATGAAATGTTGGCATTATCCGTTCCTCGCTTTATGCCGCCCCATCTGCGCGGCAAGTTTACTCATGATCTGGCCTTGGCTTTCCATGAAGCTCTGCGCGTTCGGAGTGGTGATGTTGAAGGTGATATTGTTGCCGCCCATCTTGGTGTTTTTGGGCAGGACGGTTTCACCCTTTTGTAAAATGGCGGGGAACTCGTCGGGCATCAGGCCATTATGGAAGCGCGGCGCACCCGCGAACGCATAAGCAGGCACAGCGCGGCGAGTTACACCCGAAACACCGACCACACCCCCATCATGGAACAGGCTACCAAAGATACTGCCGAAAATGTCACCACCGCTGCCTTTGGCAAAATCACCCAGCGCACCCGCAATCGGTCCCGTGATTTGCTGGCGAATAAACATCCGCAAAATATCCTGCTCGATGGACTGCACCAGATCACCCAGCTTCTTGAAGGAAAACTCGCCACTGGTGACCATATCCACCAGCGTGTCCTCCACCTTGGTGGCCGCGCTGCCGAATAAATCCTCCGCGTTTTTGGCTGCGTTGGTGGCTTCATCGGCATAGCGTTTGAGCGCACGGCTTGCGCCGTCCTCCCATTTATCGCTATCGAGCAACGACTTGTTGTAAATCTCCTTGAGCTTCACCGAGTAAATCTGCTCGATTTTGTCGATATATTCCTGGTTGGCTTCGGTCGCGCCGCCGAGATTCTCGATCAGCTTGGCTTTCCACTCATCCAGTGCCTGCTTTGCCAAATCGTAGGAAGGCTTGGTCTGCAAAAGCGCACGGTTTACTTCCTGAATGGCGCGTTTGCGGGTTTCTTCGCTGTCATCTTTTGTGCTGCCTGAAGATTTTGCCGTCGTTTTGTTGGCATCGGCCAGCTTTGCCTTGGTGGAGGCATTGAGCGCAGCCAGTGCTTCCCGTGCAGCTTCGCTATTTGCATCCCCTTTATTGAGGGCGAGGATCTGCTTGCGTCGTTCTTCCGCATCCCGCAGGATTTTTTGGCTCGCGGTGAGCGTTATATCCTCATATTCCTTCAAATATTTCTTTTGAAGTTCAAGCAGCTGATTATTGCGCCGCTCTGCAGCTGCTTTCTCAGCGGCCGTGCGTGCGTTTTGCGTATCTTCGTCGGCTTTCTTTTGTTCGGCGGCGATCTCGTCGTTAATCTTTTGCAGTTCGCGCTTTTTAGCCTCAAGCCCAGGCGCACTGCCAAGCACGGCAATGTCGAGCTTAGTGCCGAAGCTGTTCTGCAAATCGGCGATTTCTTCTTCAAGCTGGCTTTTTTGCTGCTCGCGGGTGGGGTTTAATGCTTCCTGCAAGCCGCGCACCGCTTTGGTGAGCAGATTCAGGCTAACTTGCGCCGCGCCCGATTCGCTGATGGTACGCCCAAAGGATTCCAGCAGATCATCCCACGCATCCCCCAGCTGGTTAGCTGCACCCGTTAAGCCTTGCGCCTGCGCGTCCGCCAGCCCTTTGGTTTTTTCTTCCAAATGCTCAAGGATAACCGCCTGCGCCGAAGCAATATCGCCTTGCTTAACAAAGTTTTCGATCACCTCTTTCTGGGTGGGTGACAGGTCGGAAAACTTCCGCGCCAGCCTGCCAAGCCCTTCCTCGGGTGATTCCAACGCTTTGCCCAACATATCGGCGGCGGAAGGCACATCCGTTCCCAAACGTACCGCAAGGTCTGCGGAGAGCCGCAGCGCACGGGTGAAAGTTTCACCAGCGACGTTTTGGAAAGATACCAGCGAGGAGGCAGCTTGCTGAATATCCTCTTTCTTAAAGAGCGTGTTGCCTTCCACCGCCTCACCAAGCGCGGTGATTTCCTGTGCGGTCACACCGGCGGTGAAATCGGTCGCTTTAAGGGCAGCGTTTAGTTGGTTAAGGGCTTGCTCGGCTTCCTTAAACTCTTTGATCCCACCAGCAACTGCAAGGCCGAGCGTGCCAATGACAGCGGCGGCGGCCAGCCCAACGGGACCAAGCCGCGTGAGGCTTGCCCCGAGCGAACCCGTGCCGCCTGCAAGGTTTTCCATGCCATAGCGAACTTGCTCGCTCACCACATTCACCGCCACCAGCGACTTGCTAACGGGAGCTGTGGCTTCCTTGATTTTGGCGAGCGCACGTTGTCCCGCTTCACCAGTGAGGGTTAATTCACGGCGCGTTTTATCGCCGTCAAGAACCGCTATCCTGATTGAAATGTTCTGCGTTGCTGTTGCCATGATCGCGAATTGCCTCGTGCAACCCAGCCTCGGCATAATCCAGCAGGCGCAATAATGCCTGTCGGTCATAGCCGAGTGCGTCGGTCACACTTAAAATGGTTGGAATGTCGAACCCCGCGATTTTACCGCTGGGATAAAGTTTGAACTGGCCGCTACACCGAAGCAGCACTTCCCATGCCTCGAACCCTTCCATCAAATGCGGTTCGCTTTTGAGGTAGGGGCATAACGGCTCGCCCGTACTTTCGTTTAGCTCGCCTTTGCTACACGGGAGGGCTTCGTCGTGGCATGTTCTGCAATACCCTGACCCGCCGCCGAAGTGCCATTTACAGCGAGCCCAGAGACGTTTCCCTCCGCGTCCAGTAGGGAAAGTGAAGCGGTGTATTTTTTCCAGAAATCCTGCGCGATGAACCAAATATCCATGAGGTCGTTCACCGCTTGGTCTTTCACCACCGCAGGCGCATCACCCGCGCTGTTCAATACGCCTTGCCACTCGATCACCGCGCCTCGTGCCATTGCCTTGATAAGCAGCGATTCCGAAAGACCGTGGCGGGTTTCTTCATCATCCACATCAGGCAAATCAGAGACATCCGCGCCCACTTCAAGGCGGGATTTACGCTCTTGCCGCCAGTCGGTGATCTGCTTGATGACGGAAGACTGCGCCGCACTCATGATAGCGGTGGAAAGTGGCCGCACCTTGAGTTTCACTTCGGCAGGCAAATCGAGCCAATACGGTTCTTTTTGTAGGTTTAATCGTAGCATAACGCCTCCTTATGGGTAGCTGGTGACATCGTTCTTCAAAACGACGGTGACGGATTTACTGAGTGCGTCGTCATAGACGGCCTGCCAGTTGAAGCTGGCCTGCACGCCACCTGGTCCCGACACGGGAATGCGCGGTCGCGGCAGATAAACTTCGTGGAATGTCCAGGTGAGTGAGAAGTTGTTCCCGTCCAACCCCGCCAGCTTGTAGGCAAGCTCTAACTCAATGGCGGTGTTGTTGATCGCGTCATCCACCAGCGTGGTGTCGGCAAAGCGCACGTCTATGCTGCCATTCACATTGATGATGGTGGGGTCAACCGCTTCAATCAGCCCATCATTGCGGATGGTCGGCACTGCCTGCAATCCGTTCGAATAGGTAAACTGTGCGCCCGTGATATTGGCCAAAGATGTGCCGTTGCGCTTGATCGAGCCGTTGAACTGGCTGAAGGGTTTATACACTCGTGCTGTGGGCGTGCCGCCTTGCGTGGATGCAAAGCGCGTTTCCCCTTGAGCGATGATGTTAAGGGTAGCGTTCGCTGCACCTGAACGCTGGAAATTCAATGCCATACTTCCCAACATGCAGCCTGTATGCACGAAATAAGCTGGCACGTTGGCATGGCCGATTTCCGCCGCGAAAGATGGAAGGCTCGCCGCGCCGCTGACGAAGGTGTGCGTGAAGCCGCCGCCTGAGAGCGTCGCACCACTGACCACCCCGTTGGCATTGCCAGAAGCCAGCGTGAAGTTATTGCCCGTTGCCCCCAGCGTATCATGCACGATGTTGAGCTTGGTGCCGCCGCCGTTGGAATAAGTGGCAGGCGTGATGCTGGCATTGACCGAAGCGTTAAGGTCAGTTGCCAGCTGAGTGAGCGTAGCGTTCAGGTTCGCGCCGATATTGGTTTGCGTACCCGTCGCACCCGAAGCAACAAATGTCCACGTCACCCCGTTAATGGTGATGGTATGGGTTGCGCTTGGGTTTGCGGTGAAGGTGATGTCACCCGTGGCCGCCACGCCAGCCGATACAGGGTTGCCGAGTAGCAGTTGCAGCCAGCGGCCAAAGTCGCGGCCTTCCACTGGCACCACCAGATTGCCTTCGTCGTTAATCACATCACGGAACGGCGCACGCGGTTCGCGGCCTTGCCCGAGAAGGTCAGAGGAAAGCAGGTTTTGCTCCGCGCTTAAGTCCGAAGACACAAACGCGAACTTTTCCCAGTTACCAGTGGGTTTCACACCGTAAGTGGATTCTTTCAAGGCAAGCAACGTCGCTGCCGAGCCATAGGATCGAGCCATAAGATTTACTCCTGATTAGGGTTGGTTAATTAAGCGGGTCGGATGTGAAGTAGCGCACCATCACCTGCACCGTGGCGGCGCGGACGCTGGCAGCTCCTTCAATCGGTTCGTCTTGAAACTCTGGTGATCTGGCCTCGACCCATTCGGCAAGCCCATCCAGTGTGCGGTTTGTGGTGATGACTCCGCTTAATGCCACCAGCAACACGTCCAACAGCGCATCGCGGGTGGCCGCATCTGGGTTTTGCACCAGCACTTCCACCGTCACCAAATGTTCGTAAATGTAGGTGAGCGGCGAAAGCAGCACTTCGGGGTCTTGGGCGATACCATCACGCATCACCATCATGCCGTTTGTCGGCACTTGCTCGGGCTTATCGAGGTTGCGATAGACCTTGAGCGTGGCTGTTTCGAGCGTTTTCAGTTTGGTGAAAAGCCGATCCAGCACCTGTTCACGTTTGCTCGGCATTGGGGGATACCTCTTTCCAATTCTTCAAAATGGTTTGTGGCAACTGGCCTTCGTGAGCGTTCACCACGGATTGATAATCCAGACGCTTTTTGAGCTTCACTTGCGGCACCAGCAGAAACATCACCACTGTGGTGAGGCCGCGCCCTGATTTGAGCGCGGATTCACTGGCTTTGCGGAAACCACCGCGCTTGCCCGTGCTGGCACGCAGGGAATCCACCACCAGCAGAGAGATTTTCCCAGGGCGATAGACAAAGCGCAGCCGCCCCAGCGAATGCTCGGGGAAGTTTGACGGGTTAATCCGCTTTCCACCCACACCACGCTTCGGAGCGGCTTCGGTGGGGATTGCCAGAAAGAACCCATCTTTGCTTTTGATGAGCGCACCTTCATTGAAAGCACGGATCAGCTTCGGGGCTTTGGAAAATACCCAGCCCGCCGCTGAAATAGATTTCTGGCCTTTGGGATAGAGCTTGGCTTGCCAGCTTTTGGCGAGCTTATTGCCGAGTCCCGCACCCGTCACTTGCCCCCGCAGGTCATTCTTTATGCGTTCGGTCACCTCCGCCACGCCAGCAGTGACGGCGGCTTCCGCCGCCGCCTTTTGCTGCTCCATGAACTTATGAAGGTTTCCCGTGATAGCTGCTTCAATCCGCATAACAATCGACCTGCCAGATTAACCGCTCTGGGTCGCGGCGCGGCCTTGCTTGCGTTTTGTAGGTGATGCCGTCGATCATGAACTGGTCACCAGGCACGATGGTGGGGCAGTCAGAGACTTGGACTTCCACCACAAGGGTGTGAGTTTCAATCACTGACCCGCCCACATCCTGAAACACGTCTGGCGCACGAGTAATCACGCGCACCGAACGGTTCGCACCTAACATTGGCAAGAAAAAGGCTGGCTTTGACAGGTTGCGGTCGTTGAAAAGAGCCTGAATCGCTGTTTCAAAAGCCGTCATTAGCTTATGAATGCAGAGTTCAGGCGCACGTTGCCCACCGTATCGCCCGAAGCAGCGGCAGCGGTAGCAACCCCGATTAGCTTGTTCGTAGCAACCGTGGTTGTGCAGTTACGCGCCGCGTTGTCCCAGTAGATTAACGCGCCGACTGTCCATGCAGCACCCGTTGCTTTCGTGAGGGTGAACACGCCGTCGGTGATCGCTTCCACCTCGGTGCTGATGGCGGCATCACCTGATGCCACACCAAAGAGGGAACCAACCAACAAGCCTTGACCAGAAGTCAGGACATACGGGGCTGTGAGGGTCAGAGTTTTGCCCTCCATTACAAAGTTCTTCATAGGATTCTCCTTTTTTAGATACAAAAAAAGCGGCTCAGGAGCCGCTGGGTTACGTCGTCAGTTGGGAAAGGCTTATGCGCCTGGGTTTCTCCAGAAGCCGCGCCAGTCAATCGCTTTAGCCGCAAAATCGAGGCGTGCTTTCAGTTCCACACCATCCACATCAAAGCCAACGCGACTTTCGAGATACACGCCTTCCTGACCTTCGAGATACGCATACTCAATCGTATCAATCTGGGCAGGATCTGCGGCGAGATACCAAGAAATTGCCGAAGCCGCATCGAGGCGCGGTTCTGCGATCACCTGCAACTTATTAGCAAACGGATTGTAATCGCTGCTCTTGGTGTAGATGATGTTGGTCTGCGTCACGAATTGTTCGGCCACGGTTTCAATGGCGGCAGGCACCAGCAGATACTTGGCCATGACGTTGATAAAGCGTCCGTTCAAGCCTTTCTGCTTCCGCATACCTGCACGACCATCGCCCAGCGTTGCCACGCTGATGACTGCGCCAGCACCTGCAAGGTTGCCGTGGTTGGCATGGAACAAGGCTGTTCCGTCACCCATCGTCGGGTTGCTGGTGATGATGCCCCATACCGTATCGCTCTCTAAGTCAGCGGCGGCACGGCCAAACATTTCAGGCAAGCGCGTGAATGCACCCAGATCATCGTTGATGATGGTCTGACGGGTGACAGCCACAACCTTGCCATAAGTGGCAAGCGCGTATTGTTCCCGTGCTTCACCCACCGTGCCGCGTTTGAATTCGCCAGACTCGTTCACCTTATCCAACGAAGGCGCATCGCCCAGCTGTGTGCGTGCGATGGTCTTGAAATCGGGGTTGGTGGTTTGGCGGGAAAACCCTTTGAAGGTTTGCGGTGCCGCTTCATAGGCACTGCGAAGGGTTTTGTTCGCCACGTTTGCCAGAATGAACGGAAAATCGCTGTTGGAATGCAATCCACCGCGAGTTTCCAGCCCCAGCATCGCGCCTGCCACTTCCGATTTGGAAAGGCCACGCGCACGAATGCCGCGACGTTCGAGCAAATCACGCCCCATTTCCATGAGGGTCATGCCGCGATACTCACGCGCACCATCATCCAGCTTGTATTTTTGCGGATCATGGCGGTGTAGCAGCGCGTTTTCCACCATCGCACGCGCCGAATCCATCTCATCGCGCACAATCGAAACATGCGGACGGATTTCATTGGCAGGGCTGCTGCGGCGTTCCAGCTCATCCAACACCAGCTTGCGTGCCTGAGTGACGGCAGTGCCATCATTCACCATCTTTTGCGCGAAACTATCGGGCAACATGGCTGCACGGGTGATTTTGGTGATTTCTGCTACACGGCTCCGCTCAACCAACGCGCCTTCGGCACGCAGCTGATCGGGTTGGGTCGTATCCGCCGCGTCTGCCTGTGTTTCAGCGGCGGCGGTTGCCGACGGGTTCTCCGTGTGATCGGGGAAATCAGTCGGCTGGGTTTCATTGTACGTCATAGAACGGTTCTCCTTTGGGGGTTGGTAGTTAAGAATCTCACACGGGAATGTGTGAGGGTTGGAACGGATGCCAGCACCAGCATCCGCGCCGATAGGAACCAGCGAAATTTCGTATGGCTCCCAATCGACGGCACGGTAAAGCGGCACCGCGCCATCACTGCGAATGACCTCGTATCGGTGGACACGGTAGCCAACGCTGACGTTGCGGATGATGCCATCCCGAATCTTGCGAAGTATGGGTTCGCTTTCCTGGCCGCCGTCGATCTTCAGGCTGGCATAGCCAAGCCCGTCCTCGATGCGTGCGCTGCCGCCCACCACTACGCCCTTGATATTCTCAAGCGCGAAGTCGCTATGGGTATCGAGTACGGGGGCAGCACCAGAGTTCAACCTGCCGAGGCGCACGGAGGTGGGGTTCACCACCAGTTCCTCGTCATACATCTCATCGGCCATGAAATTGTAACGCCGCACCACCGCGCCCGTGGTGAAGATGACATTGAACACGCGGTCTTCCGATTCCGCGTCCAGTGTCGCCATCCGCGTTTGTAGTGGCAGATTACTCGTTTGAAGGTTTGGTGGTTTGGTCATTACTTGCTCCATCGTTAGGGGTTTGCACCACGCCGCTTTTCGCTGTGGTGCGTGGGTCGCTATCCAGCACCAAGCCAAACGCATCGAGTTTCTGCGCGGTATCGGCGATTTCTTGCAGCTGCTGCTCTGGGTCAAATCCATGACGGGCAATCGCTTCTTTGAGCGTCAATGTGCCGTTACGCATCATCATGGTGTCGGCCTGCGCGTCTTTCAGCGGGTCGATCATCTCGAACTTGGGCGGTGTCCACGTCACCGCGTAGTCGATTTTGCTGATTTCCCCCGCGATAAAGGCGCGTTCGATAAACCGCCGCCACACGGGAGCGCACACTTTCGGGATGAATACCTGCCAGCGCAGCATTTCAATCAGGCTGCGGAACTCAAGCAACCCAGCCCGAAGTGAACTGTAATTCACTTGGGAAAGGTCGCCCGTCAGCTGCTCGTAAGTAATACCAAGACCTGCGGCTATGGCGTGCAGCTGCACCCGTTCATAGGATTCATAGTTCCCGTCGCTGGTGGGGTTGCCGAAGCGTATGTCCTCACCAGGATGCAGATACTCAATCATGCCAGGGCGGAACTGTTCCACCCGCTGCGGTTCGCCACTCGTGCCACCGCTGGCGGCTTTGTTCACCACATTGCCGATGATGGGTCCATCCGAGCCGTTATTTTGCACCACGAAGGCGGCAAAGCAGGCTTCAATCTTTTTGCGCCACAATTCCGCGTCATCATAACCGTCAAGGTCACGCATCCGCACCATCGCGGGGGCATAAGCCGTGACTCCGCGTGTTTGACCAGGGCGGAGCTTGCGGAACACATGCACCACCATATCGGCAGGCACGCGCACGCTTTGAAAGCTGGCTTTACCGACAATCATTTCCCCAGGGTGCTGCGGCCACATCCAATAAGCCACGCGGCGGTTTTGCTTGTCAAACTCAATGCCTTGGCGAATGGTGTTGCCGTTCTCGCCCACGGTGGATTTTGCCGTGTCGAGGAAATCCGCCTCCAAGATCTGCAACTGAAGCGGCACGCGCATGGTGCTGCTGAGTCCTCGATCCCGAAACAAGATGAAGCATTCGCCGCTTTCATACATGGCACGGGCGGCAAGTGCCTGAAGCCCGTAGAAATCCAAATCACCATCCGCATCACAGAACTGGCACCATTCGTTCCATGCCGCCATGATCTGCTTATTCAGGCGTTCCGAACTGGTGCGAGCCTGTGCGGTGATGCCTGTGCCGATAGCATTGCCGACGAAAATCTCCACCGCCTTGCTGCCATAGCAGTTATTCCGCACCAAATCGCGGGAACGCTCGCGCAGGCGATTACCTGCGCCGCTGATTTCCGCGTTGGCCGAAGTGCCGCTGGTGATCCAGTCATCAATCCGCCTGCCAGTTTTCGCGCCTTCATAGCCACGCGCCAGCATATCCATTGCGATTCTGGCTTGTTTCCGCTTGAACGCTGATTGTGGGGAAAACACCCCGATGATGTCATCAATCCACATGGCTAATCCCTCACAAAACTGGCGAAGCTGGCGCGGCTGGTCGGTGTTTGCGCGTCAGCATTCAGTTGGTTGCGGATTACGTCGCGGAGCTTTATCATCTCGTCGAGCGAGTGGTAGCGCACCGACTTATCGCCCGTGCGTACCTCAAGCGTGCCAGAGGCGATTGCCGCTTCCAGTGCGTCCAATTGTGATTGCGTAAATGCCATTGTTTACCTCGATAGCCAGTTGTCCATGCGTGGAATCCACGCTTGGTTTGGTTGGTTTTTGCTTTCTTGATCCGTTTGCTCAGGCTCGATGCGGGGCGCGTTCTCCAAATCCTCGGCGAGCTTGGCGAGGTTTGGATTGAGTAGCTTGAAGGCCGCCAGCGCATACACCGTGCAGTCCAGCACCTCATTTCGGGCGCGGGTTTTAATCCATTCCCGTTTTGAAACACCTTTTGCAAAGCGCGTGACTTGCTTCTCACCCGTCAGCTGCAAGAAATACTCGCGGTCACGTTCCAGCGGAAAATGGAAGTAACCCGCCCCAGGCTCGGTGAGCCGAAGGCGGCTGAAGATGACTTCCTTCGCCGTGTCCGTGCCGATAGGATAGAGCCGCAGCTTGTAGCGGTTGTTCTTGCTCGGCCGTCCCACCAGAGGTTTCGCCGTTTGGCTTATGCCCTTGATAGCGAACACGCCGCGCACCGCACGCGCACCACAAAACTCATACACCGCTTGCGTATGGTGACCGCCAGAGTCCACGCACACGCAGGCGATATTCAGATTCACGCCCAGCTTGCTGCGGATAGGTTGCAGCAGAAACGCATCCAGTTCCTGCCACACCATGCTTTGCGCTGGATCACCGTAAAACACGCGGTAATCCAGTGACCAGCATTCTTCACCCAAGCCCCAGCCTTTGACTTCCACCTCAAGGCGGTCGCCTTGCACGTCCACCCCAGCGGTGACCAGCACCACGGGTTCGGGCGCATCATTGCCCCAGCTTTCCTTGCGCTGGAGAAGCACATCCGCCTCGACGCTTTCGCCGCTTTCCTCCCACGTTTCCCCGAGCGAGGTATTCACCCATGTTTTCAGGGTTTCGGGCAGCTTCTTGGCTTTCAAAAACTCCGCCACCATCTGCGCGAATGTCACCCACGGGCTGTAAAGCTCGTTGAGGTGAAAGCCGACCACGCCGTTAAACGGGGCTTCGGCAATCCATTCGCCTTTGAGCAGCATGTCGGCCTTGTCAGCATCACCGATGATGCAGCCGTTATGCTCGCAGATATAGGCAGCCGTTTCAGGCTTGTGCTTTTCGTCACCGTCCTTCTGGTCGCCTTGCTCCCATTTGACTTGCTGCCATTTCAGGGTTTGCTTCTCACCACACTGAGGGCAAGGAACATAAAACCGCCGCTGATCGCTTTGCTCAAAAGCAGATTCAATTCGGCTTGCCCCTTTGATGGTCGGGGTGGAGGTCAACAGAATCTTGCGATTCCAGAAAGTCGTGGTGCGCTTTTTTGCCAAGCTCACGGGGTCACCTTCCGTGCCAGCCGACACAGGGTAGCGATCCACTTCATCACACAGCACCAGCCGAATCGGGCGTGATGCCAGTGATGCAGGCGAATTCGCCCCCGCCATCGTGATGTGGCCACCAGGGAAGCGTTTATGCAGTAGCGTGTTGCCCGAATCCCGAGTGCGCGGATCTTTCACCAATCCTTTCAAAACGTAAGTGTCACGCAGCATGGGGGCGAAGCGGTCTTTGCTCCATGCTTCCGCCATCTCAAGCGTCGGCTGTAACAGTAGAATCGGCGATGGGTCGAGATGGACGTTGTAGCCGATGATGTTGTTAATAATCTCCGTTTTACCCACCTGCGCCGATGACATGATGACCACCATCTCGGTGCGGGGGTCGTTCACTGCATCCATCATTTCCCGCTGATACGGGGCGCGGTCGGTGTGCCATTTGCCAGGTTCTGCGCTGGCTTCGCTGCTTAGAAAGCGTTATTCATCCGCCCACTGGCTCACCTTCAGCCTCGGCGGGGGCTTCAAGTGTTTCAGTGCGCGTTTCAACGCCTTCTGGCCTGATTTGTTGCTCTGGGTCATAGCGTGCGAGTTCCGTTAATGCGTCGCACACCAGATCGCGCAGGCTCTGTTCGATCGCGTAAAACTCCTTGAGATGAAGCACCAGGTGCGCCGCACGGGTTGGTACAGCGAGCATTCGTGCGCGAAAGGTGGCCAGCAAACTTGCCCAAAGCTCCTCCGCTTCATCTGCGGAAATGAGCCTTGCACGCATCATATCCAGTTCCATTTGCGCTCTATCGGCTTGCAGCTTTAGAAGCCTGCCGCGTTCGGCGTACATATCCACCGTGCCAGTGTCCTTGCCAAAAGCACGGGCTTGCAGGTAGCCGATATAACCTTGAACACATCCCACCAGATCGTATTTTCCCTTTTCTGGTTTCGGGATGATGCCGTCACGAGCGAGCTGCTGCACGCGCCGTTCCGTCAAGTTCAAGAACCGCGCAATGACGGCGACTTTGTATAAAAGTTGCATGATATTTTTCTCATTTAGTCACGATCCACCCAGCGAAATCGCCGAAGCGGAACCATTGCACTGCATCGTCGCCCAGCATGGCGGGGTCGAGTGGTCGTTGAACACCTGATAGACTCAGTTCTTTTGCGATCACGCTTTCCGCATCCACACCTGCGGCAATCTTTCCTGCCAATGTCAGCCGCCAGAACACGGTGGCTTCATAGCCCGTGGCCGCTTCGCATTTATCGACAATCAGCAGCGCACCACCTGGCTTGATGAGGGATTTCAGATAGTCGATGAACTCCTGCCGTTTTCCGACAGGAAGAAACATCAACACCAAATAGCAAATCGCCAAATCATAAGGCTGGAAGCGATAATCAAGCGCGTCGATCTGCACCAACTCGCCAGGGGCTTTATACCTCGCGCACATTTCCGCGCTGGCTTCAATGCCCACCAGCTTGGCTTTGCGCTCAACTATCGTTTCTTCAATCGCTTGGCCGATGTTGCCTGTGGACGCGCCGATGTCATACACCAGCCCATTTCTGGGGATGTAATGACGGGCGATGTGCGCCACCGCGCCAGTTACCAAATCATACCAAGGCAGTTGCTCGCGCACATGCCTATCGAAGCCCGAGGCCACTTTCGTGTTCTCGAACGTCCACTCGCGGGGAATATCCATGATGTTTACTCGGGTAATGCGTCCCAACGCTCACCTGGTTCGATCTTCACTGACCGAATGCCATAGCGTGCATACATTGCGTGGGTTCTTGGGTTGCTTTCGATAGCGAGGAATGTTGCCCCGCCGTGTTTGGGCAGCACATGCTCCGCAAGCATCCGTTCCTTTGCCAACGGGGGTGTAAGCCCGTAAACATTGAAATGCGCTTCCTGGGGTAACCAGGCGGTTTTTGCGCTAATGCTCGCAAGCGTTGCTTCTCGGTGCATCGCAGGTCGCGCTGTCATCATGATGACGTGATGCGGCCTGATTAACTCCACCAGCCAGCGACGATATTGCTCTGCCTCGATCTGTTTTATGAAAGGGCGGCGTTTATCATCGCTGTTTTCCACCAGCGTGTAGTTAAGGTCGAGCAAGAGTATCATAGCACAAGTCCCGTTCGCTCGGAGAAAGCGCGTTTTGCATCAATTACACGCTCCATCCTGCTGCCATCAGGATAGGGTAAATCGAATTCAAACTCGAGTGCTGCGTTCAACTTTTTGTAATCAATCGGTTTCGGCCTCGCACAAACCGCCTGCACGTTGCTGTTGCTTTCCGATACCTGGACGATCTCGAAAAACTCTTTGAACAGGCAATAGAACTCGTTCTGGCTATGATACTTCTGCACCTTCGGGCTGCTGGTCATATCGCCCAGCGTGATGCCTGATTCATATTCCAGCAGGAAAGCACGCCCCGTCGATTGCCGTTCGTTCAGGGAATTATAGCCTTTCAGCTGGCGAATATTGATGTGGTTGATACTTGAGGCCACCGCATAGAGTTTCGTTTGCGGCGAGCAGAGCGCGGCGCACAGGCAAATGATGTGCTTGCGATCTTCCTCAAACGGCACGCTATTCAGCACGCTGGATATGAACACCGAATTGTAGGGGATTTTGCGATCACCCACATCGGCAAGGAACTCATCCACCACGCGGAGCGATTCCGCCTTGTCAATTTCCTCGGCTTCATTCACGCGATACGGTTCAAACGGAGTGACGCGCACACCGATGGAACGCAGTATCTGCGTTTCATGCAAATGCCCCGCGCCGAAATCCAGCACCGACTTGCCGTGTTCTTTCATCCACTTGTCGCGGTTCTTTGGCTCGGTCACATCAAAATCCTTTGACGTGCTGTTGCCAGCCACCGCGAAAATAAACCCGCGCCCCAGATCCTCGCGCACGCGGCGCAGGCGGCGGAACGAATTATAGCGCAGCAGGTCGCGGTAACGATTATGAATGTCAAAATCCATCGAGAGCAGGTTCAACATGGCATCGGCCAGCCGCGCTTCGTCCTCGGTTACCAACACCACCGCCACATCAGAGCGTTTGGATTCCGCCTGCATCTGTAAGCGGCCTATGCCGTTCACCACGCGCAGGTCTTTGGTGGCAACCACGGGCATCAGCACGCCTTTGAGGTAAAGCGTTTTGGAAATGCTAGTGGCATAGGTGATCCAGCGGCCTTTGTTCGCTTTGAGCAACGGCGCAATCGGCATCACCTGCGCCTTCAGGCACGGGTAGAACTCGGGCGTGTCAGGCGTTTTGTCAGGAATTGCCGCCGCAATCGCCTTCACATCCACCCGCGCCAGCGCATCGGTGATATTCTCAGGCGTGTCTTTCGGGCGCAAATCATTGGTGGCGCGGTTAAAGGCGACGTTCACGCCCTTGCGCTCTTCCAAATCCATCGCCCTGGTGAACTCCACTGGCACTTGGCGAACGCCCAGCCGCTTCGCCACATGATGCCGCTGGTGACCAGAGATGATTTCGCCGTCGGGCGTGGCATAGATGGGAAGCAGAAAGCCCAGCTTGCGAAGCGACAGTTCAATCAAATCGAGCCGCCGAGGATCTGCGGTGCGCGGGTTGTAGGTGGACGGGTTCAGGCTATCAATGTCGATTAGTTTCATAAGCCGAGCCTCTTTTTCAGTTCGTGGACAATGGCTTCCTTGTCGAAGCCAACTTCTTGTTTCACTTCCTCGATCCATGCGAGGTATCGTTCGCGGGGAATCTCAAAGCTGTAGGGTCCGATGGTTGCGCGGGTGTCGGCTTCGTCGATGGGCTTTTCCTCGTCGTCATCAATGCCGTCGGTCAGCAGGCTTTCGAGGCTTTTCTGCAGCTGCTCCAATTCCGCTGCTTCAAAGCCAAGCACCGTTTTGTCGAACGACATGTTATCGAGATCGGCCAATTCGAGGGCGAGCATTTCGTTATCCCACTGCGCTTCCTCGCCTGTGCGGTTGTCGGCAATGCGATACGCCTTCACCTGTTCGGCGGACAAACCCTCCGCCACATGCACAGGCACTTTCTTCAAGCCCAGCTTCTGCGCTGCCTGATAGCGTGTATGCCCCGCGATGATGACCATTTCGGAATCCACGACAATCGGCTGGCGGAATCCGAACTCCTTTATGGAGGCCGCCACTTTGTCCACGGCGTGCGCGGTAATCCTTGGGTTTCGTGCGTATGGCACGAGCTTCTTCAGGTCGAGTAATTCGACTTTCATAGGTGTCTCCATGTTTGAAAAAAACGAAACGAAATGGACTTGCCGAACTTGTCGCTGGCGAAATGCCGCGCCAAGCGTCCCCGTATAGGTTCGGGCTTGGAAGGACCCGAAAGGCCAACCAATTGTTATTACAGGCAAAAGAGCCTTGATTGCAGGTGGCGGGGTGTTATCCGATAGAAGGTTTAACCCCAGCAAATGAAGGAAAATGCTATGCAAACCATCGAAAACACCACCGAAACACCCCAACATGACAACCAAAGCCCGATCATCGCCGCTTTGAACGACCGATTCCGCCAGACATACTGGGGAGGCAAGGTCATGACGACCAGCGGCGTGAACCAACTAAGCGATGATACCCGCGCCGCACTGTTCGCCGCCGTGATGCACTACGACAACTTCACCGAAGACAACGACCCATACGGCGAGCATGACTTCGGCAAGGTAGTGGTCGAAGGTCAGGACTTCTTTTGGAAGATTGATTACTACGACCACACCCTGACGTTCGGATCAGAAAACCCCGCCGACCCAAAGCTCACCACCCGCGTGCTGACCATCATGCTCGCAAGTGAGTATTAGGCTCTTCTAATTCAGTGGGATTTTCTAAATACGCCAACAGTCGCCTTATGTCTTCGCGCCTGTTGGCGTAGTATAACTCTTTTAGCTTTGTTTCATCGAATGGTTCTGGATCATCCGAATATATTTTAGCTGGGAAATATTCGTCGATAATCCGCAAAGCAATCTCTAACAGTTTGTGCATATCAGGAATGGCCTTAATCAATAAGGCTACACCTATGCGATTCTCTGAAACCCCTGCGTACTTATCGAGCTGGAAATAACCATTCGCATCAGTTGGGGGGTGATATTGATCTGGCCAAAACTCTCGATCAACAGCAATTGCAGGGTGGGTGTGTTCGTAAACACCAAAAGCGGGACCACCTTCATCAAGGTGTATAATCCTGACGAGCCAAGGGTAAGGTGTATAGATTTTAGGCATTGAACCTCCAGTGATGGGTTGAAGTGGCGAGATCATCGGGCAATAAAAAAGGGAGGATGATTGCTCATCCCCCCTTTATGCTGCCCGACTTAAAAGCTCGGGCTTGATAGGCATCTGTAAAACAAGTAATCTCATTTCCTGACAGGTTCGCATAGCGTCTACAACGCCCCGCCATTTTCAGTTGGGTTTGTCAAACCCTCTGGGTTTGAATCTCAGTCTCGGTTCACGTAGGTTCGAAAATAAGATTTCCTGTTTTTTAGTCGCTGATATATAAGGGAAAAATAAATTCGAATTTTGTGTTGGGAAAACTATGGCAGCGGAAAAGAAACAGGCAGAATTTGCGAAATGGATGGGTCCATTACTTGATGCTTTGCGTCAACTTGGGCATACAGGAACCCCCAGAGAAGTTTCTGATTTGATCGCCAAGAATATTGGGCTTCCTGACTCTAAAAAAGAAGAGCTTTTAGAAAGTGGAACACCAAAATTTCATAATCAAGTTTGTTGGGGAAGGCAGTATTTAGTTTGGGAAGGTCTGCTTAGTTCAGAATTGCGCGGCATATGGAAACTGACAGATAAGGGCATACCTACCACTCTAACAGAAGATCAAAGCAGAGAAATTATAAAAAAGTGGGTTACACTTCACGCTCAATTACGCAAGCAATCAGCAAAAGATACAACTCAAAAAGCAACTGCTCCATCAAAAAATGAATCTGATGAAGAAGAGGGCGTTGTCCAAGGATATCGTGAAGAGCTTCTCAACTTATTACAATCCTTAAGCCCCGAAGGTTTTGAGAACTTCTGTAAATATCTTCTCAGAGTATATGGTTTCGAAAATGTGTCTGTAACCCCCGTAGGTAAGGATGGCGGAATAGATGGATATGGCATTCTACAACTTAACCCATTTGTAAGCTTCAAAGTTATCTTTCAATGCAAGCGCTATCAAGGAACTGTTTCCAGAGCGCAAGTTGGAGATCTCAGAAACGCGATGATTGGCAGAGCCGACAAAGGAATAATGATTACAACAGGAATTTTCTCCGAAGATGCAAAGAGAGAGGCAAGCCGTGAAGGTGCTCCACCTATTGAGCTAATTGATGGGGAGTTATTGATGGATATGCTTGAGGAGAAAGAGGTCGGATTAAGACCTCAGAAAACCTTCGATATTGATTATACATTTTTTGATCCTTTCTTACCTAAAAAATGA